TTATCCCGAATCACATTGCTGATCAATTCTTTGCCTCTGTTTATCCTACTATATCTTCTGGGCAAAAAACAAAAGTCATCATAGTTTCTACACCACATGGTATGAATCATTTCTACCGAATGTGGCATGATGCTGAAAGAAATAAGAATGAGTATATACCCACGGAAGTTCACTGGTCAGAAGTGCCAGGCAGAGATGCGGTATGGAAAGAACAAACAATTGCAAACACATCTGAACAACAGTTTCGTGTTGAGTTTGAATGTGAGTTCTTAGGATCTGTTGACACTCTAATTAGTTCTTCAAAATTAAGAACATTAGTTTATGATGACCCACGACAAAGTAATCGTGGATTAGATATCTACTTTGATCCAATCAAAGATCATGATTATGTAATTACAGTTGACGTTGCTCGTGGTGTTGGTATTGACTATTCTGCATTTATAATCGCAGACATTACTACGTTCCCACATAAGGTGGTTGGTAAATATAAAAACAATGAAATAAAACCAATGTTATTTCCAAGTATTATTGTAGATCTTGGAAAGGCTTATAACAATGCTTTTATTTTATGTGAGGTAAATGACATAGGAGATCAGGTTGCAAGTATCATACACTATGATCTTGAGTATCAAAATCTTTTAATGTGTTCAATGAGAGGTCGTGCTGGTCAAATCGTAGGACAAGGATTCTCAGGTAAGAAAACACAACTTGGAGTGAAGATGTCCAAGACTGTAAAAAAAGTAGGATGTTCAAACTTAAAAACTTTAATTGAAGATGAAAAAATACTATTCAATGATTATGACATTATATCAGAATTAACAACTTTTATTCAAAAACATAATTCATTTGAAGCAGAAGAAGGTTGTAACGATGATCTTGCTATGTGTCTTGTCATATATGCATGGTTAGTTCAACAAGATTATTTCAAAGAACTTACAGATCAGGATATTAGAAAGAGACTATATGAAGATCAAAGAGATCAGATTGAACAAGACATGTCACCATTTGGTTTTATTGTTGATGGCACAGAGGATGAAAGTTTTGTTGACGGAGATGGAGATAGATGGTATAGTGATGAATATGGTGACAGATCTTACATGTGGGAGTACAAATGATTTCATTTTTATTAGCTTCAGCAGGTTTTCTAAACTTGATGTTTTATGTTTTTGCAATAGGATGTGCAATTTCTTTTGTTCTTGAACAATTTGTTAAAGACAATGAAAGAAATCTTTATATTGTGCAGACAAATAGAAAATACTGTTGGAGACAAGCATGGATAACCAATGCTTTTTGGTTTCTATGTAACGTAGGATTGTATATTATGTCAAGAAATATACAAACCACTCAAGTAGATACTTTTTGGAACGGCATATGAAGTATCATCTTTATGACGAACAAGAAAGACATAAGGGAAGATTTGATTCTGTTTATGATCTTAGAAAGTTTTTATGTGACAGAAAGTATGATGTCAACTGCGATAAAGATATAGGTTGCACATTTGATTACATTAAGTCTATTAAATGGTTCTTTGAAATAGAAGAGTGAATATAGAAGATCAGTTTGAATTAGAGCATTTACTTTTTAAACAAAGGAAATGCAAGGTTTGTGGTGAGACAAAAGAATTGATAAACGATTTTTATAAAACGAGAAAAGATAGAGGAAATGTGCCATCTGCTTATGCTTATGAATGTAAGAGATGCTCAGTTAAAAGAGTTTCTCAGGGAAGAAAGAAAAAAGAAAAGTTAGAGATTTATCCTGATTGGTAGGGTTCACGTCATGTTTCCCCACTTGGAGAGGTAGCAATTTATAAATAAATTTAGAAAAACATTGTGGAACTTCGGAGAAAAACATGGCTGGCATAGGTTTAGTATCTCCAGGCGTTAAGGTTAGGGAAGTTGACCTTACGGTTGGTAGAATTGACTCCATTAGTGATCAGACAGGTGCAATAGTAGGGCCTTTTGAAAGAGGCCCCGTACTGGAACCTTTGCTTATTGAGAATGAGCAGGATATGATCGATCTATTTGGAAAACCATCACTTAATGATAGACAGTATGAATACTGGTACACCGCTTCAAACTATCTACAGTATGGTGGTATATTAAGAGTCGTTAGAGCAGATGGTGCAAATTTAAATAACGCAAACGTAGGTGGTATGCCTACAACACATCCAACTGGTATTGGATCAACTTCAAATCTTAAAATTAAGTCTTTTCAAGATTATCAAAATAATTACGAAGATGCTGTTACATACAGATTAGCTGCTAGAAATCCAGGCGCATATGCAAATGGAATGAAAGTTGGTTATATTGATGGTGCTGCAGATCAACAACTTCATGTTACTCCTCATGTAGTAACAAACGTTAGTGTTGGTATGGGTGTTACACAACCTATCAGTGGAACAATCGTTGGCCCAGGCACAACATCAACCGCAGATGGATACATTCAAGGTATCGTTACTGGTGTTGGTGCAAGTACAGTTGACGTTAAAGTTGTAAATCGTGTATCTGCTGCTGGAACAATATTCCCAGTAAATTATACAGAAGACGGAATCTTCGCATTCACAACAGGAACAAAGACAAGTAATACATTACCTGGCCCTGGCGTTCTATTTTCAAGTTCTAGTTCTACTATTGCAAACCCTGATGCTGGTATTTCAACTTGTGCAACAATCTTCCAAGTTGATGACTGGTATGATAATCAGTACATTCAATTAAAGAATGGTGCATTAAAGTGGTCTGAGATTGCTGAAAAACCAGGCACAAGTGGATATGCTGCTGCAAGAAACGGTTCTAATGATGAACTTCACATTGTTGTAATTGACGACAGTGGAAAGATTTCTGGAACAACAGGTGCAATTCTTGAGAAATTTACATTCCTATCAAAGGCAGATGATGCAAAGAACTCCTTTGGAGATGCAATTTACTACAAGAACTTTGTTGCAGAGAACTCAGACAACATCTTTGTTGGAATTTCAACTGGAAACGGAACAATCGCATCTGGTATTCTAACTGCATTCACTCCAACATCAACAGCAAATACTTGGAGTCAAGACGCACAAGACGTTGACTTTAACTTTGGTGGTAATATACTTTATGAATTACAAGGTGGTAAGGATTACTCTGGTGTAAGTACAGAAGGTGGTTACTCAACATCACTCGGAAACGTAATCGGTGGTTATGAAATCTTCGAGAATGAAGCAGAGTACGCAGTTAACTTCTTACTTCAAGGCCCTGGCATCACAGGTAGTCAAGCAGAATCACAAGCAAAAGCAAACAAATTGATTGCAATTGCAGAAGCAAGAAAGGATTGTTTAGCAGTTATCTCTCCAAACAGAGAGACAGTTGTTAACGTAACAAGTGCAAAGACACAAACAACTAACGTTGTTCAGTTCTATGATCCAATTACATCATCATCTTTCGCAGTCTTTGATTCTGGTTACAAGTATCAATTCGATAGATTTAATAATAAGTTCCAGTTTATGCCATTAAATGGTGATATCGCTGGATTGATGGCAAGAACATCTGAGGAACAGTTCCCTTGGTTCTCACCTGCTGGGCCTCAAAGAGGAAATATACTTAACACAGTAAAACTTGCATATAATCCTAATAAAGTTCAGAGAGATACTTTATATGTGAAGAGAATCAACCCAGTGATATTCTCACCTGGCGGTGGATTCCTCCTATTTGGTGATAAGACAGGACTTGCAATTGCATCTGCTTTCGATAGAATTAACGTTCGTCGTTTATTCTTGAACTTAGAGGCAAGAATTGAAGTTGCTGCAAGAACTCAACTCTTTGAGTTCAATGACGAGATCACAAGAGCAAACTTCCGTAATATCGTTGAACCATTCCTTCGTGGGGTTCAAGCAAAGAGAGGTATTACTGACTTCTTAGTTATTTGTGATGAAACAAACAACACACCTGATGTGATTGATGCGAATGAGTTTAAATGTGATATCTTTATCAAACCAGCTCGTTCTATTAACTTCATCGGTCTTACATTCGTTGCGACAAGAACAGGGGTTAGCTTCTCTGAAGTCGCTGGTCGAGTTTAATTAAGTCCATCTAAATAACAAAAGGAGTTAAAAAAGAAAAATGGCAACATTTAACCAAAGAAACATAACAGAGTTTCGATCCAGATTGTCTGGTGGTGGTGCAAGAGCTAATTTATTTGAAGTTGAGATTGCTTTTCCAGAGGAATTAGGAATAAATTTAACAGATATATCTGATAAAGTTCCATTCCTTGTTAAGGCTGCTGAAATACCAGCATCAAACTTAGGTAATATTCCTGTTCCATATAGAGGACGTGTTCTCCCTGTTGCTGGAGATCGTACCTTTGATCCTTGGACAGTAACTATTATCAATGATACTGATTTTATAATCAGAGATGCAATGGAGAAGTGGAGTAATTCAATTAATGATTTACAAACAGCTCAAGGTACAATTAGTCCAGAAGTTTATCAGAGATCTGCTCAAGTAAAACAGTTAAGTAGAGAGGGATCTGCACCTGGCGATCCAGAAAAAACTTTAAGAATATACAACTTCCAAGGAATTTATCCTAATACAGTAAGTTCTATTCCTCTTGATTTTGGTGCGACAGATCAGATTGAAGAGTTTCAAGTTACATTCAACTACCTATTCTATGAAGTAGCTTCTGGATTAGGCAACTTCTAGTTGATTTTTATCACAGTTTAAGTTATAATATAAATACCACTATAGGTATAAAAGTTATACAATGGCACAACTATTTGGTTTCTCGATTGATGATTCATATAAGAAACCG